GGGATGAGGTTCTGGACGTCAACGCCAAGGGCATCTTCAAGATGAGCCAATGGGCGTTGCCGGAACTCAAGAAGTCGCGCGGCACCATCCTCAACATCGTCAGCAACGCTTCACACATGCCGATGACAACGAGCCTAGCCTACAACGCCAGCAAGGGCGCAGCGCATATCATGACGCTGCAACTGGCTCGTGAGCTGACCAAGAAGCACGGTATCACCGTGTTCGGCATCAGCCCCAACAAGTTGAATGGCACCGAGATGTCCAACGACATCGAAGAGCAGGTGCTACGCAACCGCGGCTGGACCGCTGATTACGCCAAGCAGTATCAACTCAATGCTTTGCTGACCGGCGAAGAGACCGATCCGGCCCAACTCGCTGAATTCATCGCTTTCTTGTTGTCGTCGAAGCCGCGCCATAAGTTCTTGGCCGGTTGCATTCTTCCCTATGGAGCCTGAAATGAAATTCTTTATCGAACAGATTGCTATCAACCCGCCCAACCCCGTTGAGGCTCGCAAGTTGCTCAGCGCCCTAGGCCTCGAAGAGTGGGTTGACGACCACGTAGTCGCCGTTGGCAGCGTGCACGGCAGCGACGGCTTGCGCAACGAAGCCGATCTGGCATTCAACTACCAGAACACGCGGCCCGAAGGCAAGCCGCTGGAGTTCGAGATCCTGCATTACACCTCGGGTGCCAACTGGATGGCCGGCGTGCCGCCCTCGGTCTCGCATCTGGGCATGCACTGCACCGAGGAAGAGCTGGAACAGTTCGCAACCAAGCTGTTCAACGAGATGGGGATCAAGATCGCTCAGGCGGTCATGACCCAATCCCACACCAACCCGTTCTTGCTGGAGACCGGCCGCAAGTACAAGTACGTCATTTTCGACACCCGCCACATCCTAGGCGTCGACCTGAAGTTCATCGTGCGCCGCGAGAAGGAAGCCGAGTGAGCGAGCTCATCCTGGTTTTCGATACTGAGACGACTGGGCTGACGTTGCACCCTGACGCGCCGTTGCACAAGCAACCTAAGATCATCGAGATCGGCATCGCCCTGCTAGACCGCAACGGCGCTATTGTGGAGACGATCAATCACCTGATTGACCCGCAAGAGCAGATCACCGAGGAGATAACCAAGATAACTGGTATCACCAACGACGACCTGAAGGGTGCATTCACGTTTGCGCAAGCGTTGCCCAGCATCCGCAACGCATTCGAGAGGGCGTCTGCCGTGTTCGCTCACAATCTGCCGTTCGACAAGGCGATGCTGAAGAACGAGCTGGCAAGAGCGGCGGTCTACGATTTTCCTTGGCCGAAGAACGAGTATTGCACGGTGGGCATTCACAAGGAGCAGTGGGGTCGCAATCCCAAACTCACCGAGTTGTATGAGTTTGCGACTGGAGTTCCACTGCCGCAGACGCACCGCGCTCTGGACGACGTGTTGGCACTAGTTGACGCGATGCTGGCTCTGGATCTGCACACCGTGGCATTTTCTGAATTGGAGCTGCAGTGATGGAGCTAGACATCGGCGGCAAGTACGCTTTGACGTTCATCGAAGAAGAACACGAGGTCGTCCTGCGCATTCCGAAGGTGATGCTGGAGCATGTGCAGCGCGACATGGACCGCATCTTCAAGCTCAGACCGATGAGCGAAGACGAGTTGAGCCGCATCATCTCCCAACAGTGGTGTTTGACCGGCTGGAAAGTTCCACCGACCAAGCAGGTCGCCAGAGCGGTGGAAAAGTGGCACGGGATTGAGTGATGATACCCCAGTTGCGCTGCAGGACTGAGTTCACATTCAGACAGGCGTTCGGCCCAGTCAACAGGGTCGCCGAAGCGGTCAAGGATGTTGGTGCTACCGCCGCGGGAATCGTGGACGGTAGCACGTGGGGCCACGTCCGTTGGGCCAAGGCTGCAGCCGCGGCTGGATTCAAGCCGCTGTTCGGGACTGAGTTCGCCGTGCCACTGCCGGACGGACGCAAGCCGCAAGCATGGGCGCTGGCAGAGGACACCAAAGGGTTCTATCGGTTCAGCACGGCGCTGCGGCAGAAAGAAGCCAACCCAGTTGCATTGTTGTCGGAGCACAGCGGCATCATTAGGTTTGCTGGCGCGGGGTTGACCGACCCGGAGTTGTTTGATTACATCGACCTCAATCCGGCGTCACCCGTCACGCAACGGGCGGCGCTGATGTTGCATAAGCGCACCGGCAAGCCGCTGGTCGTGACCAGCGCTAACTTTTACCCGAAGGTCAGCGACTACGCCGCATTTATGTCGATCGGCGGTCGGGAATCGACTACGCCTCAGCACGTCTTGACAGATGAAGAGTTGCGCAAGCACCTACGCATTCTGGACGACGCGGCTTGGGAACGAGCCGTCAACAATACCCACGAGGTCGCCGAGCGCTGCGCGGGGTCGCTGCCGACCGCACCCATCATCCATGTGGACGGCGACTTGCGAGCGTTGGCCGAGGAAGGCAGACAGCGCCGGTTACAACTAGGTCACCTGCCAGAGTGGCCGCAACTCTATGAAGATCGTCTGCAGCGCGAACTCACCGCCATCGAGGCCAAGCAGTTCGAGAGCTACTTCATTGTGGTCTCGGACTTGGTCAATTGGGCCAAGGAACGCATGCTGGTCGGTCCAGGCCGCGGCTCGTCTGCAGGCTCGTTGCTTTGCTATCTCTTGGGCATCACTGAGGTAGATCCGATCCCGCATGGGTTGCTGTTCGAGCGGTTCATCGACCTGACCCGCAAGGATCTGCCGGATATCGACATTGACTTCTCAGATACGAAGCGTGACTTGTGCTTTGATTACTTGGCTGACAAGTATGGCCGCAATTGTGTGGCGCGCATAGGGAATGTTAACACCCTGAAACCACGCTCGGTTCTAGCCGAAGTGTGCAAGCGGTTTGGCATCCCCGACAAGGAGCGCTTCGAGCTGCTGAACGTACTCATTGAATATTCGTCCGGCGACTCGCGTTACGGCAAGGGACTGGAAGATACCTTGCACAACACCGACATTGGGCGGCGCTTTATGGAGCGCAACCCGAAGGCTGTGGTCATGGGCGAAGTTGAGAACCACGCATGGCACACCGGCGTGCACGCCGCAGGGGTGATTGTCTGCAACGTGCCGGTTGACGAGTTCTGCACCATCGGGCCGGACGGGGTTGCCCACATCGACAAGCCCGACAGCGAATACCTTAACCTGCTCAAGATAGACGCGTTAGGGCTGCGTACGTTGGGCGTTATCGAGGATAGCGGGGTCGTAACCGCCGAGGCGTTGTACGCGCTCAAGTTGGATGACCCAGCCGTTCTCGAGATCTTCAACCAGAAGAAATTTACCGGCATTTTCCAGTTCGAAGGTCAGTCACAGCGCACCATCTCGGCACAAGTCTATGTAGACTCATTCCGCACCGTGGACCATCTCACCGCGCTGGCCAGACCTGGACCATTGGGCGGCGGCGCAACCGGCAAGTACATCAGCCGCAAGGCCGGTCTGGAAGAGGTCTCGTACACGCACCCAGCTCTGGAAGGGTTGCTGCAGGATACCTACGGGGTGGTGCTGTACCAAGAGCAGGTCATGCGTATTGTGCGCGACATCGGCAAGTTCTCTTGGGACGAGACAACCGTCATACGCAAGGCGATGTCTGGCCGCAAGGGCAAGGAATTCTTCGACCGCCAAGGTGAGAAGTTTATTGCTGGCGCGGCTGAGGATAACATCGACAAGCGCACAGCCGCAGACATCTGGAACGAGATCTGTAACTTCGGCGCGTGGGGCATGAACAAGTCGCACACCTGCGCCTACGCCGTCATCAGCTATTGGTGCGCCTGGATGAAGGCCTACCACCCGCTGGAATACGCCGCCGCGTGCCTGAGGTCAGCCAAGGACGACGACCAAACTATGGAGATCCTGCGCGAGATGGCGGCCGAAGGCGTCAGTTACACGCCATTCGATGCCGAACTCAGTGACATCAACTGGTCGGTGCAGGACGGCAAATTGGTCGGCGGCTTCTTGAACCTAGTCGGCTTCGGCCCTTCCAAGGCTGTCGCAGCGGTTGAGGCTAGACGCTTGGGCGCGGTGGACGACAAGTTGCGCAAACGCATTGACGAGGCGCATGTCAAGTTCTCAGACCTGTACCCAATCAGCCGCACCTATGCCGACTGGTACGCAGATCCGGTCGCACACGGCTGCCGCGTTGGTTCCAAGATTTACACCGCCGACGAATTGCCTTACAGCGGCAACGTGCTGTTCATAGGCAAGATCGCCAAGAAGGAACTGCGTGATGAGAACGAAACAGTCCGCGTAGCGAGACGAGAAGGCAAACGCCTAGACGGCCAAACTCTGTTCGCAGACTTCTTCTTGAAGGATGACACAGGCATTCCAATCATTTGTCGCATCAACCGTTTCAATTACGAGCCTTTGGGCCGCATTGCGATGGAGCGGTTGGTGGCT